AGGAAAAATTTAGTTGAAACAATCAAGATGTTAAAGGATGTTGAAAAAAATCCTATCATCAAAAGAGGCATAAGCAATACACTGGATATAATGACAAGCAAGGAAAAATTTATTTTTGCTTAAAAAAAACAAAAAAGGAAGGTGGCAATATGTGCTTTTTAATCGGCTGGAAAAATCATCACAAGGAAAAAAGCGTTTCATTTTTGGCGTCGCTTATTACGTCAATGTATAATTTGGGGGGGAAAGACGGGCTTGGCGTTGTGTCAGAAACAATAAAAATTAAAGAACTTTACACAGATAATTTTTTCAAGAAACTTCTTAACAACAAAGAAGCAGGAAAGACAGGGCTCTGTCATGGACGCATGGCGACGGACGGGGTTATTGACAACACAAATATACACCCGTTTGCGATAACGGATACTCTTTACGGCGTCCACAATGGCATTTTTGTGAAATACGGCAACGATGACAAAAAATCAGACAGTAAAATCTTTTTTGAGAAAATGGCAAAAGACTATAGGCAAGGTTTTTCAATTTCTGCGTTATTAAAAAAATCTGTCGAAAAGTCTGAAGGGTTTGCGGTCTTGTTATTAGACCGGACAACGGGTAAAATTTACGGTGTCCATAACAATAACAACATGTATTTGCACAAATCCGCAAGGGGCTGTTTCATAGCCTCAAAAGATTTAAGCTATAATCTTTCACAGTATTATTGCAATAATACTGTGAAACCTGTAAAATATCGTAAAGTTTTTGAGCTAACAGCGGACGGGGTAAAATATATATTCACGCTGAGGCGAGAAAAAGTCATCACGACGTCAAAAGGCTGGGACAACTGGAACAACTGGAACAAAGAGGCAGAAAAAAAATTAAAGGGAGAGGAAAAAAAGACAGTCAGCGTTAACGTCGGCGGTCAATATATTGACTTGCCAAAAAGGTGGGTAAAAAACGGGAAACTGCCGACGAAAGTGGATGGTGTCGCAACAGAATACGCAAAGTTACAAAATAAAAAATAAAAAAAGGAAGGGCAAAGTTACAAAATAAAAAATAAAAAAAGGAAGGGTTTCACGGCAACGCAGGCAGTCAGGCGCTTAAACGGTGCTTGACTGCCTTTTTTATTTTGGGCTGGACGCTGGACGGCTGGACGTGTCGGCGGTCAATGTTAGACGGCTGGACGTGTCGGCGGTCAATGTTAACAGTGTATATATAAGGGATAGGAGAGGAAGGCAGGAAAGCGGACGGTTGGCGTTATGGTTCACGTCGTAATGATAGTTATTAAAAAACATAACGGACAGGCAGTCAAAAAAACAGTATATTTTACAGGGCTGGAAGGTGCTTTAATCGTCGCTGTTTCTCTTATTTAGTGAGGCGCCTCAAAGTTTCACATGGCTATCCACCTGTTTCATTCTGCGAAACCGCCCGTTTCTCTGCGGGCTATAATAAACAAATACCAGAATACTTATACCTTATAGGTCTTTAAGGGAAAGAAAGACCCCATATTATTAACATAAACCGACAGCAGACCCCACACCCCCCACACTCGACCCCAATAAGCCTCACGTGTATCCCCCAGGAAAAAAATTACATGAAATTTGGGAAAAGTGTTATAAACAGGGGGGTTTTGGTTAAGGGGGCAAAATGTTGTAAAACGTTGCAGGATAAGGGAGTAAAACCGAGGGGGTAAAGGCTATTGTTGCGACGGCGTGCTGGGATTTATGGGGGGTCAATTTCTGATGAGTGTGTTATAGCAAGGTGTAATTTGCGACGGCGGCGCGGGGTTGGTTCCAGGGGGTGGGGTCGAACCACCGTTCCGTGTGCCAAAGACACGTGTCCTGCCATTGGACGACCCTGGAAAAGGTGGGGTTTTTCGGCCGCCGCCCCACTCGGCGAGCAAATTTCGCTTCGAGCTGCCTCTCTGTGATGTTTAAGTAAATGGTCCTTCTTACTGGGGTCTTTGCGTGGCGTCAGCCCTTTTCCTGGTGTTGTAATGGACCTTGAACGAACGGTAATCGTCTTTTACGAGGGTCTTTATTCCTATAACCCTGCGTGTCTTACAGAAATCCCGCACTTTCTTGTCCACGTCTTCACCGTCTGACTTCGTGCTGAAAAATCGCATTCTCACCATTTGTTGCACCTCCTTTCTTCTTTTTGTTTCCCTCTTACCCTTTTTCTTTTCCCCCGTCGTCCCGTCGCACAGGCTCGCTTGCTAACCTGCGAAGCAGGCGAGGCGAGGGGGCAGGGTGTGATAAAATGGAGGTGTCTGGAGAGGGGTTCACAGACTCCCTGCCCGCCTCGGCCTCTGCTATTTCAACCTCTTTCCTTGTCCTTGGATACCCCGTCAAAACCTTACGGCCTTTTACTACCAGGACACCATTGTTGTAAAATATTTTAATAGTCGTATGATTTCCGTTAAGGTATAACTCAAATACTTCCCCGTGCCGAGTTGCACCTTTAATGAACCCCAGCGCCTGATTTTCGGTAAACTTGAACCGCTTGCGCACCTGCTCAATGACGTGCCTTGTTGTCATGGGTTCTTTGTTTCCGAAATAATTACCCAGCTTAACCATTGTAATCCTCCTTTATCTCAAGAGGAACTTCCATTGACATATTTTCCTCCTCACACCAACGCTATTCTTGCATTTGTCGTTCTTGCACTCGTCACAGGTGTGTTCAAAAACTGACAAGCCCATGTGTCCCGCTCCTGACGTTCTCGTGAAAAAAGCCTTCCATAGTCCCCTCTTTGCTCTGCCGCAAAACGATTTTGAATTGCCAAAAACGCCTCGTTGATTTGTTCCATGTATTCTTTATCATTCTTCGACTGTTCTTCTGTCAAAAACACAAAATAACACAGAAATTCTTCTCTTGTTCCTGCGTCGTTCATAACGTAAAATTTTACAAACCACGAACCGTCTTGCGCTTTTTTATCAACTTTTTTAATCAGTATATCTGTAAACGGCATGTCTCACCCCTTAATACTTGTGCTGAAAAAACCATATACCGATTATGCCGTATATGACAGCACTCTGAACTCCAAAAACATTATACACTGTCAATAACCCTATTACCATACCAGCAAAAATACTCCAACGCACCATTGCACTTTTCATAATGTCCTCCTTTTCTTTTTTGTATTCCGCCGTCCAGGCCCGCTTGAGATTTTCTATCTGCGTGTCAAGCCTGAACATCAGAATGTTTGCGTTTCTGGTCTTTTCATATTCCCGTATGGCAGATATTACATTGTCTGCTATCTGGTCCTGTTCTTCCCTGAAACCCATTTTTTCACCTCCCTTAAAATTCTTCCTGTGTTTTCATTGCCTCATTCACTTTTTTTATTTTATATATTTCTTCAACAGGAATTCTCTCGTATTCTTTCGCTTTTGTTCCTGTTGACTTTGGGGCGCCTATTTTATAAAAGCACTCACCAAATGCGATAAAATCCAACTCTAATTCATACTTCATCTTTTCTGACATATCATCAGGTAATTTTATATTCATTCTTTCGCCTCCTGTTTTTCAGCGGGGAGAGGTGTGCGACACCGCCGCCCTTGTCACTTCACCCGCTTTGCTTTTTTCCTGCGCCTGCTCAATCGCCCGTTCTTTAACTGCCCGCCGAACAATATAGTCCGCGCCCACGCTTTTTTGCCCGTGTTCTCCCGCACCTTGTTATATTCTTTCTTGCTCGGCGGTAAAAGAATATCGTCTATGTCAAGCTCACTCATTCCTCCGCCTCCTCAGATATTTCATCTATTACAGGACATCCGTCAGTCGAACACGGTCTGTCTTTTTCACCACAAACATAACCTTTTTTAAATCTTTCCTTTTTCCATTTCTTGTTGATTTTTTTAGCGCATTCTTTGCATATATATGCTGTGTTAATCCCTTTTAGTTCTTCTGTTTTTATTTCAAATTTTATGCCTATGTCTTTTGCCTGTTGTTCTTCTGCTTTCAAAACAGCACAATCTTTACACCAGTGCATTCTATCATCGTATATGTAATAAAATTTCATTTTTTCACTTCTTGTTGAAGCAACTCAATTATTTTTGCAACCTGCTTTTTGCGCTTTGCCGCACTGTATGACGCCCAGTATGCCGCCCAGTATGCCGACCTGTCTGCCGCCCAGTATGCCGACCTGTTAGCCACACTGTAAGCCGCCCTGTCTGCCGTCCTGTATGCCGCCCAGTCAGCCGTCCTGTATGCCGCCCTGTTAGCTGTCCTGTTAACTTTATCAAGTTCTTTTTTTGTTATTTTGCCGTCAAGATATTTCTCAACCGCCTTTTGATATTCTTTTATTTCTTTGTTTTCCGTCTTGCATCTTTTCATGCACCAGATACAAAATTCTTTTCTTACTTCACTTGTTGCAAACCTATCAAACAACCAAATCTTGTCTTTGTCAGATACTTTATCCGCCCTATACCGCATCCACTCCAACAAACTCATTTCCGTATCTGCCTCTATGCCCTCTATCTCGCAAGGGTCATAGCAGGGCTTATGCTTTCTAATTTCTTTTACGCTGATTTTCACTTCTCCACCTCCTGTTTTTCAGCGGGGAGAGGTGTGCGACACCGCCGCCCTTGTCACTTCACCCGCTTTTTTATATTTAACAAAATCCAAAAGTACATAGTAATTTTGGCAGCCATACAGCAAAAAATAAAATAATTAACAATGCTAATATAATCACACCATACCATATTACCATTGATTTAAAACCGTTATATAGATAAAGCTCTAAACCAAACCAAATAAAAATTATCATAAAAACTGATGCCATAAAAATCAAAAATGATAATTCATCACAACTCATTTTCACTTCTCCACCTCCTGTTTTATAAGTTCACCCTGTGTTCCCACAGGGTTCTTTCTCTTTCTATTTCTTTGGCCGTGGCTGTCGAGTAGTTCCTTTATTGCCTCGACCACCTCCACTGCCATCTCTGCGGCGTGTTCCGCCACAGTTTCCTTTAGAACCTCTTCCCGTGTTGCCTCGCGTTGCTGCCATTTTCACTTCACCTCCTTTCTTTTTTTATTTTGCTTCACTCGCCCCGCGTAAGGATGACAGATGTATATGTATTTCACTCACTCCACCGCCCTCTTTTCTATTTTTACGATTGCATCAGGTGTTTCCGCTTTTATCTTTTCTTTCATTATCTCTGCCCTGTGCGGAGTTCCTGCCACCCGCTTTATTACACCGTTTTTTATTATAATATACACATATTCCCGTGTCATAAACCCTCCTTACTTGTTGGAATGTGGACTTCTGAATAAAATAATATTGTTGTTTTTATGTGTTCGTAATCGTATTCAAGCTCAAAAGACAATAAAGCACATAAGTGCCTCCAGTTCTTTTTTGGATGTTTCTTTTGAAGCTGTTTGAATTTAACGAGCACTGTCGCAACGCTTGGTTTTTCCATTGAGTGCCACCTCCATTCTTTATCACGTTTATCATTATGCCATGAAGTTTTATGATTGTCAAGATGATTTTTCAAAACCCTGTAAAAAAAGCTGAAAACGAACGATAAATGCCGATAAACGCCGATAAACGGAAAAAAAAGTCAAAATAGCGACTATATATATACTGTCTTTGTTTTTGTATTTGTATTTGTTTCTTTCTTTTCTTTGCTTCTTTCTTTTCTTTCTTTGCCGAGTTAAATAAAAAAGGGGGCTTCGGTCGGGCAACCAAAGCCCCCAGGCTTTACCGAGGTGGCAATTTCTCGGTTGGCAATACAAGCATACAATAAAAAAATTGTTTTGACAAGTGAAATTGTGTTGTGTATACTTGCACCAGGAGGTGAGCAATATGACAGAGGATGTTATGCCAGTTGCCACAACAGATATTTCGGCTGATGAAATTGATGAAATAAATAGGTTGGCAAGAAATAGCACGGAAAAATATAAGGTCTTTATGACAACGTATCAGGTTGTAAAGGAAGGAAAAAAGGGCAAAAAGGCTATTGATGAAATAAACGGATTACTCCCCCCTGAAATGCAAATAAATCAAACGGAATTTAATAAAATCGTTCGTGTGTTCAGAGAACAGTCAAAACTCCTTAAGGCTGAAAAAAAAGAGGCAATGGTAAAGGCAAATACGGAAGCCATAAAAATACAGGACAAAATGGACCTGATTATGGAAAAGGGTATTACTGCAGAGAAAGTTAAAAAAGCCTCACTTAAGGACACCGTTATCGCATACGGTACGTTGTTTGATAAAAAGCGCCTGGCGGAAGATAAATCCACGGAGAACGTCGCAATCGCAGGACGACTTAAAGACGCCACTAATGAAAAAATACTTGTTGAAATGAAAGGACTCCGTGGAGACATGAAACAAATGGAGGATTTCGCAAAGAAACACGACATAAACCTCCCGTCAGATGAATATGTTGAAATGAGAATGAAGAAAAAAGGAGACATTCCCGTCGCAGAGGTTGTCCCAAGGAATGAGGACGAGGACGATGACCAACTCAACGATACCAGCACAGTTTCTTAAACCCAACGGAACTTTTGATAAAAGCAAGTTTTTAAGGGCTTATTATAAGCACAGGTATAGATATAAACAACTTGAGGAAGTATGCCTTGACCTTGAGGCAGACAAAGACTTGTATAAAATGGCAAAAATGCTTGGGTTCAGAGACCTATATGAGCCGCTTCACCGTGAGTTCTGCGACTTTATCATGGACCCAACACATAAAAAAAAGATTGGGCTTATGCCAAGGGGACATTTTAAAACATCTATTTCAAATATATCCTATGTCCCGTGGCGCATAGTCAAAGACCCCAATATAAAAATACTTTTATATTCTGGGTTGAGGGACAAGGCAAAAGGCATGCTTGCCCCAATAAGAAACATACTCGCTAACCACCCACGCTTTGTCCGCAGGTTTGGTTCTTTTGAGGGTTCCAGAGTGTGGAACAAATCTGAAATATTGGTTCGCCAGGCGGAACGAAACCAAATAGACAACACATATACAGTCGAAACATCAGGCGTGGACGAGGCGGTAACTTCAAAGCATTTTGACCTTATAATTTTTGATGATGTCGTTACCCGTAAAAACGCAAAGGAATTGTCTCAACGCTTAAAAGTGAAGGAAGCTTTTGATGAAGCCGTTGATAGCTTGCTTAAGCCAGACGGGGAAGTTATTGTTCTTGGCACAATATGGCATTTTGACGACCTTTACATAGACATATTGGACAATGACAATTACGACAGCGGCGGCGAGTATCTCGTGTATAAACGCAGCGCTTGGGAGGGATACAAGGACCTTGACCACCTTTGGGATGAGGGACATGCTATAATGCCAACCTTTTATACCAAAGAAATTCTTAAGAAAAAAGAAAAAAAGAATGAATATTTGTTCTGGTGCAACTGGCTTAATATACCAAGGGTAAGCAAGAACAAGCCCCTTAATTATCAGTGGCTTGAGTTTTATGACCCTGCAAAGGTTATGATACGGGAAGTTCGGGATGTTGAAATTATAATGGACCCAGCTTCTGGAAAAGATAATCAGTGGAACGATAGTGCCGCCTATGTGGTTGTGGGCAGGTGGAGAAATAAAATCATAATACTGGATATGTTTAAAGACCAGGTGGACACTCAAGCCCTCTGTGAGGTTGTATTTAAAGCGGCTATAGGGTTTCCTATGGCTCGGTTTATTCACATTGAGGACGCAGCAGAGCAGATACACCTAATCAATTACGCAAAAAGGGAACTGTCCCGCTGGAAATCTGAAGGAAAAATAACCCACGACGTTCAGATACTTGAGGACATAAAACCACGCAACCGAAACAAAGAACAAAGAATAGCTCAATTAAGACCGTTTTATCAGGATAAAACCTTCACATACCCTTCTGTCATAATGCACGAAACACATTCACACGGTCGCAGAATGGATATGATGAAATTGTTGAAACTCGAAATGGACCAGTTCCCGCTTGGGGACCACGACGACCTTCTTGACGTTAACTCTTATATCCTTGATGTTTATGGAATGGAAATTGAAGACTATGTGGATTATTCTATTGACAAACGTAATAAAAGCCAGTATAATTTAAAACAAGATAATGAAACTTTGAAAACAATTTTTCAAGAGACGGAACAAGAGGACTCGGATGACAATACGTTTTATGACAAAGACCTGGAGGAGGTAATAGAAATATGACAGCGACAGGTTGGTTGGCAATTGGATTGTTATTTTTAAATGTCATCGCAATTTTTTTTATCAGAGAGTTGATAAATGTGCTCATAAAGTCGAAAACAGCGGACACGCAGGATTTTAAACTTCAAATTTCAAAACTCACCGAAGATTATCGCAGACAGCTTAATTCAATGTCGGACAGGTTTATGTCATTTAATGCAAAAGTTTTTGAAATATTCAAAGACTATGACAGAGCCGATAAAGACGAAGAAAATAAACCTTCTGAAATTACCCAGCTTGAAGGTAAGGAAGAAGGCGATGAGGACTTGCAGGAACTTGCTGATAAAGAGGGAAAAAAAATTCAAACGCTTGATGATTTGAGTTCAAGCATTCAGTGAGAAAATAATGGCTGAAAAAAATGGATACAAGGCGCAATTAAGAAACCAGGTTCGTTTACAAAGTATTGTAAAAGCCTGGGATATGAAGGAGTAACAAATGAATGTATTGCAAAAGCAAAAAGGTCAGACGACCCAACAATACGGAGACGTGCAAATCTTGCAAAGACCTTGCGTAAAATGAATAAGGGAGGATAACAATGGAAGACACAAAACACGGAATGAACATTAACGATGTTGGTTCAAGGGAAAAAGGAAAACAAGGTCAACAGAATGTTGACGAAAAGACAAGCGCAATTTATGGCGGAGACTATGCGCTTGACCCTATGACAGGAAAGCCAGGAATAAATATAGGCGGAGATAACCCTATGACAAAAGATGTCCTGTCTCATAAGCCTGGAATTAAGGGGGGAACGGTAACACCGCCAACAACCCCAACCAACAGTGTAAACAAGCCAGAAGGACTTACTGACAAAATTAAACCAATATCAGTAAAAGACGATATTCCAAAAACACCTGGGATGTAACCAGATAAAAACAGGAGGCTGAATTGAAAAGAAAACTTTTTATTGGAGTTATTGTATTCGCATTGCTTGTTGGCATTGCGGCTTTAGTTTATGGGTTTGCATATCCGACAACTGCAAACTCTGAACCGCCTTTAAGGGTGGTTGGTGGTTCGGGCGGAGGACCAATGACAACCGACCTTGTTTCAATAGGCGGGGTTGCTGTTACAAATCCGCTTGGATTAAGGCTTCTTGACGGAAGTGGTGTGGCAATAGACTCAACCGTTTATGGCGGGAGCACGGGACTTGACATAAATATAAATTCAATAAACGGTGGATTATGGGATACATCAACAAACGGGGACCCTTTTGTTACATTAAGAGATGATAGCGGAAACCTCATAGGTTCAACCCATAATTCTTTTGACACCAATTACAGTATTCACAATATGATTACAGGTTACTCTGGAGTAGGAAGCAGCGCTGTAAGAATTGACGCTTTAAGTTATGGAGTCGGAATTTTTGGGCTTGCGAGTATGCTTGTTAATCCAAGTGGAGGAACGTTTGGAAGCCCGACAAATATATTTTGGACTGGCATTGGCGGCTATCCGTCCAGTGCCGAAAATGTTTTTGAAAACTCAAATGCCAAGCCTGTGTTTACTCACAAGTCTGGGGCAACATATACAGGAACAGTTACAGGCAACGGAACAAATACAGTTTATTCATCAGGCAACCCAAAATTTGTTACAAATGTTGTGATTTCAACCGAAAGCACGGTCGGAACAGTGGTGGTGCAATATTCAGGAAGTGGCGGTGTTATTGCAAAACTTTATTGCACGGTTAATAACATCATCAATACAGGAGAAATAAGACAGTCTGGCGGAACCACTGAAAGTATAGATGTTGTGCGTGCAGGTTTTTCAGGAGCAGAAGAAGTTTTTTATTCAGTAACCTTAAATGATTAAGGAGCAAAAATGAAATCCAATAAACAAGAATTGTTTGTCTTGCTGATATGTGTTTTTATTTTTATAGCCGTAACAGTTAAGGCAATAACAAAAGAGGATATGTATGACAATAATCAAAAAATAATCGCAAATTGGGTTTTAATGAACCCCCTGCCGTCAACACTTGAATCGTTTTGGTTGTTTATAAACGCAAACACACGGTATATAGTTACAGGCAAAATTGACAGCAAGGTTGATTATTATTATGCCATATCAGTTACACAACTGCTTAACGGTGTTACCATTGACGACATTACTGTTGAGGTTGAAAAAACAACTGGCAAATTATCAGGCAGTGTTTCAAAATATGTTGGACTTGATTATAACGACCAAATATTTGAACAGGCAGTAACAGAAAAAACCACAAGCATAGAGGTCATACAGTGAAAAATAAAGTATTTATTTTTATAACACTCCTGTTGATATGTGTTTTTTTAATGCCCGCCATACCGTTGCAGGCACGCACCGTTTACAATGGAACAAATTTAGACTTTAATTTGTTGACTTATAACAGCACAGATGACCAGTCAAATACTATGGCTTATACCTTTACCGTTGTTAATTATTGCACCTTTACTGCTAACGTTTCTGACTTACGGGTAATAGGATATATGCGGTCAACAACAAGAACAGCAAGCGGTTTTGCAAGTGTGTCATCTAGTAATCAGGGAAGTGTATATGACGCAGACGATTCATTTGTTCGCAATTGCAGTGGAACCTGGAACGCTGCTTTTTCAGACGGGACAGAACAAGACTGTGGAACTTCTGGCGGTGTTGACCATTATGCCAAAACAACTTTTACAGCAACTTATAACGACTCAGAAGTAATTGAGGGTGGTGGTTATTATTATAAACCTTCTGCAACAGACAATGCTTGTTTTGAAATTAGATATAGTGACTGGAGCAATATGTATAAATATGATGATTATAGTTCGGCACAAGACACAAATTTACCCGGATATACCGCAACAGGACAAAGCGGAACGGACTGGATATATATGCGTTTGGAATACTCACCTGACGGTGGTACAACGTGGATAAATATATGCGAAAGTACCGATACTTCTGGCACAACAGATACTAATTCAGGAGTATTGCCTTGCAACGGTGAAATTTGCGAGGCAGAGGAAATAACAGAAACCGTAACTCCAACAGTTACAGAAACCGTAACTCCAACAGTTACAGAAACCGTAGTTACAGAAACCGTAACTCCAACAGTTACAGAAACCGTAACCCCGACTGTTACGACGACAATAACGGAAACACACACAATAACACCAACAGTAACACCTGTGTCAACAACAATTCCCGTGGGAATACAAACGGCAATTCCTCCAGTATGGACGCCAGTAAGCGTAAGGACTGCCGCAATAGTAAAAACCCCAAATTGGTAAGGAGGCGAAAAAATGACTGACAACGCAATTACAAAAAAAATCGCAGAAAATGCAGGGCAAAGGAAAGAAAACATGACAATAAGAACAATGCGGTATGCCGCAGTTGGCTGTGCGGTTGCTGCAATCATTGTTCTTGTTGCAATTCTCAAAGGACAGGTGGCGACTGAATATACGCCTATCCTTACAATACTGCAATATTTTCTGATAGCCATTGGTGCCATTGACGGAACATTTAAAGCCGCCAATGTTGGAGAACACGCTTCTCACAAATAAAAAAAAGGAAAACAACATGTGGACAGCCATAGTGTCTTTTATTAAAAAACACAGAGACATAGGATACGCAGGTATTATCGCAGTTGTAATAGTTGTTGCGGTAAACGGCTGGAACAATTTTTGGGCCGCACAAGAAGAAATGCACACGCAAAAACTTGCGTATGAAAACCAAATACAGAACCTTGAAAAAAAGGTTGATACTCTTGATAAAAGCAAGATAAAGGAAGTAAGAACAGAAAAGTATGAAAACGGAAAGCTCGTTGAAACAAAAACCGAGAAACATACAGACAAAGACGTTGCGACAAAGACAGATGAAAAAAAGAAAACCGACGTGGTCTTTAAGAAAGCAGAAGAAAGCAAGATGTGGATAATAGGGGCAAACTATGATTTTTATACAAAAGACCTTTATTTAAGAGGCGGAGTATGCCTGCTTGACACGTTTAATGTTGAAGCAGAGTATCCATTAAACTTCAAGGCGCAGGAATTGCGATTGCGTCTTGGGGTTGCTTTTAGATTTTAAGGAGGATTAAATGCCAAATAAAAACAATGACAAGCAAAAGCAGAAACCAAAAAAAATGTTGGATTTCAGCATTTTTGAGACGAGAAAGAAAATAGCAGACAGGGAAAAAGAAAAAAACGACCAGCTTAAAAAAATACTTGGTTATAAGTGAGGATGAACAAATGTCTGTGGACATGAAAAACAGAGGCTCGATAACAGATAAAGAGAAAATCGCAACACTTGTTGACATGTGGAGGACGGCAAAAGACAACAGGCGTGAGCGTGAAAACGAGTGGCTTATAAACCTATTAACGTTTAAGAAATCAAACAAGCTTTTTGTCATGGACAGCGACGGATGTGTAACAGAATTGCCGTATGAAAAGCTCAATAAGCTTACGGAAATGCGTGTCAACAGGGTCTTCCCCGTCGCACGAAAAATGATTTCCCAAATACACGCAAACAGGCCGTTGTTTATGCCAGACCTTAAAACATACGAAGGACAAAAAGAATTTGACGCAAGAGTTCAGCAGGCTCTTGCCGTAACGGAATACGAGCGTTGGGAAGAACAAGGCATAATAGATGAACTTGCGACGTATTTTACAACCACTGGATGTTATATTCTCAAGCAGTTTTACAATAAAAACAAAGGGGATATGATACAGCTCGGAGAAACAAGAGTTCGTATAGGGGAAATAGACGTTGATATTGTGCCGATATTTGACGTTGTTTTTGATGACAGCGTAAGCAGAGTTCAAAACTCACAATGGGCAACACAAAGGATAGTTTTGCCCAAAGACCTTGCCGAAGAAATTTTTAAAAGGAAACTTACAACATTTAATATAGACAATGATACAGTTTTTGATTACACAAAGAATGCTTATTACAAAAAAGGCGATTATGTTACGATATTTGAACATTATAAGAAACCGTCGGACGAAAACGAAAAAGGATATTTTTGCCAGTTTACGTCAAACGAAATACTCGATGAGGGAGACAATCCAACTCCCAATGCCGCATTACCTTATACTATGGCTGGGGCGGTCAATATGGCAGACGTATATTCGGAGTCGCCAATAACATACGCACGCCCTCTGATGAAAGAATATAATCTTCGCAGGCACCAGCTGGGGGACCATGCAAAAAAGTTTGGAAAACCAATGCTCGCCATTGATAAAACGAGCAACCTCAAGGAAGAAAAATTCGGAAGCGACAGGGTTTCTGTTATAAGAACAAATCTTAAAACTGGTGTTCCTCCAGGATACGTTCAGCCCGCTGAATTCTCACAATATTACCATTTAAACATGAGTTTAATTAAAGAAGAAATGTCTGACATTGTCGGCGTTCACGATATATCAATGGGTAAAAAGATAGGAACAAGAACACCCGCAATGTCTATGGCAATAATGAAAGAGCAAGATGACAGCATGAATGCACCTATTGTTAAGAACTTTTACAAGGGAATTGAAAAGGCCCTTAATATGCACCTTGACTTTGTGCGTGAGAAATACAGGGAAAAGCGCAAGATAAGGTATTTTGACAAGGAAAATTATCTTTATAGCGATTACATTGGGACAAGGCTTCAAAAAGGATTAAAGGTTAAGCTCGTCGCAGTGTTTGGGCTTTCAGATAACAAGATAGTTCGCCAGCAACAGGTTGAAAGGCTTTTGGCTCTCGGAATGATAAGCAAGGACAAGGCAACAGAGTTCCTTGAATTTGGAGAGCTGGAAAAGGCATACAGTATAACTATGCTGGATAAAATACGGGCGTCAATGGAAAATGACAATATGGCAGACGGCAAAGAACAGGTTGTTGATGTTTATGAAAATCATATTGTCCACATAAAAAAACACCTTGAGCGATTAAGAAAAGCTGATTTCTTTATCAGCCCTGACCTAAAGCAAGAAGAAATACAAGAAATAATCGGAAAGAGGGTGGTATTTTATAAGCATTTAGAGGCACATTGGCAAGCGGTTGGTTTCCTTACGTCGCAAAATATTTATCAGGCAAGCGTCATTATGGGAGTTGAGTCTATGTCTCAACTTGAAATGAACTTGTTTTTCAAGACTATTTCTCAAATGGAACAACAAAGGATTGCAAAAATGCAAGCGGCACAACAAGGCGGAGGGCAACCGCCAGCTATGCCTGGGTTTAATTCGGAACAAGACATAATGAACGCAGCGCAGGGCATAGGCGGTATGCCGCCTCAAACAGGACAATTACAACAACTTCAAAGTCTGGCTATGGGAAATATAGTTAATGAAATAGCTGGAGGCGGTGCGTTTCAAGGCGCAGGCGGAGGAGAGGAGGAAGTATAATGCCAAGTATTGAAATACCAGAGGGCTTTTTAAAAGACGGAGACGGGACATACCAGATAACGTTTAAGCTTGAAAAAGGTAAGTTTGAGATAACGGATAAAGTCACAGCCTCGGAATTTAAAGAGAAGGAGGAGGCTTTGCGACGGGAGTCGGAGGAAGAAGAAAAGAAAAAGCTTGAACGTTCTGAAAAGCAAAATATTGACGAAGCGCTTGAGGAGAGTAAGGTAAAGGACGATTTTTCTCGTTTCCGTGAAACGAAAGAGAAAGAAAAGGAACTGGAGAAAATAAAAAAGAAAGAAGAAACAGAAGAAGAAAACGTTGACAAGTAACAACAAATTGTATATAATTATTTCAACAGGAGGAACGAAGTTATGAATAATGAAAACAACAGTTCCGCAGGGCAGAACAACGAACAGGGAAATGAAGCCGAAGAATTTGCAATGACGTATGATGACGGATATTTTGCAGGCGAAAAGTTTGCATTTAAAGATAAAGACGGAAATGAAATAAACATGTCTTATGAAGAAATGAAAGACCTCGCTCTTAAAAACAAAGCTAACCCAAACGGAGGAAATCCCCCAGCCCCAGGCTCAAACCAGGACCCCAACAACGACAAAACACCGACGGGTGAAAACAACGACAAAGGTAATGGTGAGGGACAGGCACCCCCAGTTAAAAAGGAAAATGGAGGTCAGTTCACACCAGAGGAACTGAAGGCCGCCAAGATACAAATGGACGGCAAAATTTCCAACGTTATGACTATATTTAAGCAAGCGAAAGGCGTTGAGCTTACAAGAGAGGAAATAAACACTGCCTTGCAGGCAAAACACGCAAGGGGTGAGGAGATTACTCTGGACACTGTTGATGTAATTGCCGAAGAATTGGCGAAAGAAAAAAAAGAAGCAAAAGAAAAAGAGCTTCAAAATTACATTGACGAAAAAAAGAAAGAGAAATCGCCTCTCGCAAGAAGCTCTGTTGTTGTCCGTGACAAAACGACGCAAGAAGAAAAGAAACCAAAACTTGACGCCGCTGGTATCATGGACGATTTTGTTGCTTTTCGTTCATCGAAAAGAAAGTAAAAAAAACATAGGAGGAGAAACACATGGTTGATGAAGTGTTAATCCAGGAGTATATAAAGACCAGGTTAATCGGTGGGATTAACAACCAAATGTGGGAAGAAAACTTCCTGCTCAACCGTCTTAAAGCCTCAAATCTGGGCATTATGTCCGACGGCAAAACCGTTGAAGTAAGGTTCAGAATGGGAGCTAACCAGGGTGCGGCTATGGGCAAGGTAATTCCGAGGTCTGGAAAAACCAAACACATACCGTCCACCACAACCCTCAAAAAGGGATATGGGTTCCTGGAAATAGACGGAGACGCTATGGCTTACGCCCCTGACGGGGATGAAGACCTTGCGTTTATGGGTGCGCTGACAGGCGAAGCGCAGTCAACTGTTGACGCTGTCAACAGGGATATACAGATAGCGCTGTTTGGAAAAGGAGACGGTGTAAGGGCAACCTGTGCCGCTCTTGACGCTTGGAATGCGGGAACAAGGGAATTTACTGTAACAAGCGACAATTTTGCTTGGCTGGACATAGGGATGATAATAGATATATCAAACCCTGTGGGCCCTGCTCTCGTTGCGACTTATGAGATAACTGCGACGGATGAAGCTGCTGGAATAATCACAGTTGGCACGGCACTTGCAGGTGCTGACCCTGGTAGTGCTGCGGCTTTTGACAGCTTTCTCATAAGCAACCAGAACGAGCTTTACGACGCTTCTGGGAACAACTCAATAATGGGAATGCTTGGTATCTGCGATGACGGGACCGAGCTGGTTACGCTTCAGAACGTTAATTCAACAACCTGGCCCCTTTGGAGGGCAAGGGTTGATGAAAACGGTGGGGTTTTAAGAAACCTTACCGAAGAAATGCTTGACCGCATGATGATATACGGAAACAGGACGGGTGGATTTAACCTTATCCTGACCACGGAAGCGTTGCTTTACAAAATGGCGGCCTTGATAAACACAAATAGGCAGTATGTAAACGTAACGACCCTCAAGGGTGGCTTCCAGGGAATTGAGTGGGCAGGCAAGGAAGTTTATGCCGACTGGCTCATGAGGAAAGAACAGATTTTCTTCATGAACACGAAGCACATTGAAATCAAGCAGTTAAGGAAAGCGGACAATGGCGTTTTTAACGCTATGAAATGGAAAGAGTTCGCTGGAAGAATACTGCTTCCTGAATTTAATGCTGGCTCCGTGGAGCTTTACAAGGCCCTGTTAAGGTGGGACGCTGAAATCACCACCAACAACAGGAAGGCAATGGGACGTATAGCCGACCTTAACGAGTAATAGTTGCTCGTTGAATAATGCAAAGGGGGCAGGAAACTGCCCCCTTGCAATAAAAGAGGTGGAAAAATGGCAATGGAAGACCTAAAAGAAGACATTCACGGGGCGACATTAAGAAACCAGGAAAGAAAAGAAAGAATAAGGCGCAATATTCAGCAGGAAACAATGAAAGATTTTGAAGATTTCAAAAAGATAGTAAGGGGCAAAGAAGCCCATTTCGACGTCGCAAAGAGCAATGAGGAATTTGCAAAAAAACACAACCCCTTTAACAACGGTCCTTTCGGGGAAAAAACGCCCGACCAGTTGATAGAGGAGGCAATGAAAGAGGAGTGACATGACCTCATATCAAATGCTTAACCAGATAAAAAGGGAAATGCACAACAATCCCAATTTTGATACCGAGGATATAATTCCAGAAATAAATCTTGCTCTTGAACATATCGAACAATATACTGACGCAGGCAAGGACATATTCAGACAACAGTGCGTCGCTGGAACGCTGGATTATCTCATTGATATTGTAAGGCTTTATAGAATAGTGGGAGTTTGGTATGGGCAGGAAAATACTGCGACCCTGGGGGAAATAAGGGAAGGATATAGGCCCTTGCGACGGGTTGACAGAAAAGACCTTGGTTATGGCGAGTGGGGGTATTGGCTGGAAAATGAAAGAGGAACTGTGACTCCCGCCAATGAAAACAAGAAAAGAATGTTCTTGACTTTTGACCCAGACAGCAGCTATTGGCTGGTTGTTGAATATGTTCCCTGGGACTTTTTACAGGACGCAGTATTTACGGCAGACACGGACCTTGACGAACTGGTTCCGAGGGAAATACAGTCGCTCATAATTGAACGTGTTGTTTACAGGCTTAAAAGGTCCGACGGCGACGATACATTTCAGGACCACAAACAGGATTATTTTGAAAAACAAGAAAGAATGGAAAGCGTTCATAAAGAAGATTTAAAATATATTTAAGGAGGAAAAACCATGCCAGTTGTAAAAGAACCGAACAGAAAATTAAAGTGTGTTGCGGTGTCCGAACACGAACCAAAAGGAATTGTGAGGGACCTCAAGATTGACGGTGAAATTGTTGCCGAAAAAGTTAAGGTCGGAGACGTTATCGAAGTTCCCGTATCGCAGGGAAAGATATTGTCTATGCGTCCTTATCTTGAAATCGTAAAAGAGACTCCCAAAAAAGAGCCTGAAAAGGGCAAGGACGAAAAAAAAGATAAATAAACTGCGAAACCCGTAATAACAGATACCCAAAATATAGGGGAGTGAGCGGGTTCGCTCCCCATATTTTAATAAGGTGATATACAGAGATGACACAAATACCACATTTAAATAAATTACAAATGGTTGAACTTTCAAAGATAAAGGGGTTGTTTGCTGGAGGTCTTAATCTTCGCTCTCCTGAAAAATCAATTAACGACGGAGACAGCCCTGAAATATGGAATGTCGAGTTTACAAAAGAACATTTAATAAAAGGAAGAGATTTTACAACTGAAAAAGGAAGCCTGCCTGACGACCCTGACCTTGCGCCTGGGAACCCTATCAAACCAAAAGGCTCGTATTCATTCATAGATGAAAACACAGTAAACTGGTATGTTCTTACGAACAACAAATATCATTTCATATCAGACGACCTTGTAAATTGGACAAACATAAACCCAGCAAATCCAGTAAACGCAGATTATACAACCCGCATGACATATATAAATGGGAAAATATATGGAACAAACGGAATATCAGATGTGTGGTCTTATGATATAACGGGACCAACCTTAACGCAACATCCGACATTGCCAAAGGGGCGTTATATTGTAACGCACAATGAACGTCTTACTTTGATAAATGTGCCAGGACAAAACAATTGGGTTAATTACTCAAACATTGATGACGAAACAAATTTTTATCATCCAGTGAAAGTAACGATACCAAACAAGTTCAGGGTTGATATAAGAATGGGCGGGCAAATAACAGGGGCTATTTCATACGAAGCAAAACTGATTATTTTTACATCTTATTCTGTTTCCGTGTGGAAAGGCTGGGATGACAGGGATTTTGTTCTTCAAACAATATCACAGCAGGTTGGCTGTGCTAACGGGGCAACTATACAGGAGTTCAACGGTTTTATTGTTTGGCTCGGCACCGACGGAAATTTTTATAAAACAGACGGAAGAAACATAATGCCGATAGGAGACGCAATAGAACCCGAACTTAAAGAAAAAATGGTGCAAGTCTTTACTTACCAGGAAACATTTTATAAACACGGAGCGGAAGGAACAATGCCATGGACAGACGCAGCTGGAGGAACAGTTCCCGAATTTATATACCCCAATGGGTCAAACTATAATTCAGAGCCGTCTTTTATTCCCGCATCTATGGTTAATTTTGGAAATGCAGCGTCCGTTGTAAGGAACTCTTATTTTGCTTCTGGCTGGACGAACTGGTATAAAAATCCGAACTGGAACGGTTCTTATCGCTCAATAGGTTCTGGTTCGGCGGGGTGGACACTAAATGGAGGAATGGCAGAAGTAAGAACAGAATTTACAATAGAAAGTTTTGGGCCAGTTACCTGGACGTCGCACATAACAAACGTAAATAAAGTTGAGCTTATTTTTGTTGACGCACACAGCGGAAACGAAATAGGTGGAGTACGGCGAAACCCAACAACCAGCGTTCAAAGAACCCCAACCGTTTTTATGCCCGCGTTTACTCACAACACAACTTTACAGATTTCAAATAATAATCCAGCGTTTTATGACGAAACTTGGGGAACTTGGAAACCTGCCGATTTAAAATACAGAAAAATAAAAATACGTGCAAAAGTATGGAGACTTGATTATACAATATCCCCAGACGGTTTTTTTGTTGGAAGTGACGACGGAGGATATGCTTACTGTGATTGTGACGCAGGGTATGTGTCCAATTCGGGTTGGGTGCAATATGATTTTAGGGTTGAGCCAATAAGCAACACCGATGAGCGTTTTCGGTTTAAAGCTATGTTGGGATTTCAAACACAAACAACAACATCAACGGAGTATTACTATACAAATGAAATATCATTACCAGATGTTGATAAGTGGGCTGGATTTTATGCTCAATACGATAATCTTGCTGGCTCAACTGTTGAGTTTCAATACAGGGTATATGATGTTGTTGGGGCAGTGTGGAACCCCACCTGGACAACGATAGCTCCAGGAGCGAATATTGTTTCGCCTGTTGTTGATACGCCAGTTAGGGTTCAGTTCAGGATACGTTCTTACAGTCCAACTGACGCTTATGAACTTGTTCACTTTACATATATTGGATTTTATACATATACAAAAAACGAAGACTTACCAAATGTTGACAGTGATATGAGTTCCTTGGTTTATGACGGCAAATATTATTGTGCAATGGGGATTTATGGAATGGGGGTCTGGAATTATTCAAACAATGTTGTTTTTGTTCTTGATGAGTATGGGGGCAGACCACGCTGGGCAAGGTGGGACCCGTTTATTGAAACAATGGCTTTGTTTGTAAATAAACCGCAAATGTGGAATGCGAACGGCGGCTTTGTGTTTGACCCTGAAAAATACGAGATGACACAGGCTGAATTTGAAAACTTCAATGTCGGCATGCCGTTTTATTACAGAACAAAAGACTGGAATTTTGGGTTGCAGAATATACAGAAAAGATTTAAGTATATTGATTTTGATATTGATTGTCGAAATCCAAGGGGCAACCCCAACAAATATCCGTTTTTTCACATTGAGCCACGTGTTGACGGTCAATTAAGCGGGACATGGCTTAATTATTATTTAAACACTTCTTTGACCCCAGACGTGCCAATGTTAATATCGGAAGGCATATTAACAAGAGTCGCAAAGGTATATCCTATGAACCTGTTTTCTCATGCGGTTACGATATATAACGCATGGCGCATGTATTATGAGTATCCGCTTCCGCAAAAAATTGTGATTGGGTTTGGCGATAGGTTGGGAATGGTTTTTAGGTTTGCGACGGTGGCAGAAGATGATAATAGAATTTTGAAGCTCAATTATGATATAATATCAATGGTGATATATATGGAAATAAAAGACTATCAGCCAATGGATTTTTATAAGGGAATAGCGGGAAGAAAAGGAATAAGGAGTGATATAACATGATACCGCAGGACGATAAGGTTAAGGCTTCAATAGATTTAAGCGGAGGTCCCAATCCCACAACGACAAAAGGGAACCCGAAAGATTTTGTTGATAGCAAGACTGATGACCAGGAACTTAAGAAACAAGAAAAAACAGGAGAACTTCTTGGTGTCGCTGTTGGGGAGGCTTTGCCTGATAATTGGGAAAAAGACAGCACTGATAAAATGGTTGAACGAGCTGGAACTGTTTATCTTTTTAAGAAGTTTAAAGGTAAATGGTATCGAGTCGCAATGACCGCAGAAAATCCATAAAAGGAGGAAAGAACAATGGCTGAACCAATATATCAAGGAAGCGGGGCCCTGCCCTATGGAAACATTAACGCACAGGTTGCAAGCGCTTACACGCCATATCTGACGCAGGGTATTGAGGAAATACAAAGACAGGGGACACAGGCAACATCAGATATGTATGGCGCCCTTGCAAGCAGGGGAATGCTTTCAAGCGGACTTCTCCCTGGGGGTATTTCTGACATCGCAAGCGGAACACAAAGGGCAATAGGAGGATTATATTCACAGATACTTCCTCAAATGACACAGCAATCAATGGCGATTGACGAAGCTCGCAGGCAGGAAGACGAAGCAAAAAAGTGGGGAATATTTAATATGGCAATGAAATTTCTTTCGCCCCTTGTAATGGCGCCTATTTACGGAGCGGCTTTTAATATTGGACAAAGCATGCTTCCGCAAGGAAATAATTCGACAGCCGCTTTGAGTTCTGCGACGCTGCCAAGCACGGACTTAAGCAGTTATTTGTTTCAGAATGCTGGTCAGTCGAGTCCTGGCGGATTGAGTATATATAATTCTGGTTATCAATACTAATGGAGGTGTGTAATGGCTAATGGCTTTGGAAGCGCCGCAGGTGCTATATCAAATCTTTTTGCGTCAGGTGTTGGTTCAACGCAAGTTGACCCAGCATTTGGTATGGCAAAGGCAATAGAGCAGAAACAAAGAGATGAAATGTTATTTGCTCAATACGGATTGTTTTCGCCTATTGGCGTTCTTAAAAATGTTATGGGCTATGGAGACGACCCAGAAGCGACTGAAAAGATAAAAAAGTGGAGGGAATGGAGCGTAAACAACATAGAACAAATGCCTGTTGCGACGGCTTACTCTCTTTTCGGGTCGCTTTATCCGCAGTTGCTCCAGCATGTTCAGCAGAAAGAACAATATAAAATAAGTTTGCTTTCAAGAATAGGGCAAACTGGAGAAGAAGACAAGGCAAACATGAGCGTGTTTAAAGGGGATTGGGACAAGGCGCAAAAAAAATATATTGACATGCTCGCAAAAAATCCTTATGAGGGTGTCAAAAAAGCAATATCCGATGAAAGTTCAAAGATTTATGGAAAAACCAACCTTAAAGATATTGACCAGATTAACACTGCTTTTTGGACAGCTTATGATATGTGGGCAAGACTCACATCAAAGGGAGTAACAACAGATGAAGAAAGACAACAGCTTGCCAAACTTGAAGGGCTTCTTTCAACGATGTCAGAATATGTAAGGAACAAGGCTTACCATTATTATTTTGGAGACCAGCCTGGTTCGTCAAAAGACGTGGCAACTTACAGCAGCCTGCTTGACCTTTCTGCTGGAATGAACGCAGCGGTTGATTTTGCAATAAAAAATCCGTCTGGAACATTTCCTTTTCCTGGGACAAAAAAAGATTGGTATTCCCCGAAATATAATGTTGGGCTTCAACGGGCAATAAACATTGGCAAAAATAGCAGAAATGATTTAATGAAACTTTATGCCACTGGAGCAACGGATAAAACAGAAATGAACTATGGGCTTTTAGCTGACCAGTATGGTATGGGTGGCGCGTTAAAAGCTATTGTTGATATAACGGGAGACAGTGCATTGGGTCAAACTTTCGGGAACGTAATTGAGGGAATAACAGCAGATTATATTTTTGGAGGCATGTTACCGGAACAAGTTCAGCAGGAATACCTGTTAAACCTTGACAGGAAAGCAAAAGACGAGCAACGAGCGGCACAAGACACAGGACTTCAGACATTTGACGGCGGCGTTTCTGCCGTTTTCCCTGGCGGAACCAGCGGGTCTGGAACAGCAAAACCTTAAAGGAGGCATATAATGCCTGTATATATGAGAGCGAGCGATTTACAAAAAAAAGATTTTCTTACAGCGACCGAACTTGCGACGCATTACGAAGACCCAAGAGAAAGGGTCCTGTCGGATGAGGATGTTGTTTTAGGCAGAGCAACTGGCATGGGTTCGCTTATGAATAATCCTTTTATAAAAAACAGAATTAAAGAGTCTATTTCTCTTGAGCATAAACAGCCAGATTGGTTTGTAACTTCGCCAGAAGAAATGAAGGGGGACCTTACAACCGTCGCAAGAACGGGGGGGCAATGGGCTTATAATTTTTTATCTGGGCTGGGTGATATATTTAAAGGACTTCACCCTGATTACGCAAAAGAACAAAAGCTCATGCAGTTAAATGATTTGATGAAGCTTTATGTCGCAGAGGATAATCCTGGTAAAAAACAAGACATAGCAATGCAAATAAAAGCTATTTCACCATTAGCTTTTAATAAGTTTACTGCTTGGACCAGCCACCTTTTACAGACCGCTATGCTTGCATTCGGGGCAACACACGTCGCAAAGAGCGGGAAAATGCTGTCTGGCATTAAGGGTTCTTACAAAGGGACTGGAAGCGTAAAAGACGCATTTAGGACTGGTTTTCAGGCGCAGCTGGCAACAATGGGGCTCGGATTTAGCCTTAAGCAAATAGACAATCTTGTTGAGGATAAGCCAGGAACCGAAAAGTTTAAGAACGCATTTCTTGAAATGGCAAACGACCCGTTTGGAACCATAATAGTTGGGGGAATGGTTCACGGGCTTATTAAAGGAAAAGGAAGGGCAAGAGATAGAGTTGAAGACGCAGCCGAGGCAAACGGTGAAGTTTCAGAACTCGTCGCACAAAAAAAAGCCATTGAGGATTTCACAAGAGATGAAACTCCGATTAAGACAGAAACAACAGAGGCCCCGCCAGAACTGTTAAATGAAATTGCAGGCCTTCGCAATGAAGTAAATGAAATGGCTAACGGGATGTCTAAAAAAATAACAGATACCTATGGGGCGTCTGAAGTTTTTGACAATGTAACGGCTAAAATAAGAGATGTTGTTGATGAAACCACAAACCCAACAATATTAAGAGCAATAAAACAAATGATTGCGGAAGACGGAGTTGAATTAGGAAAACTCGCAGACACTTACGGTTCAAAAAAAGCCGCTCAAAATTATCTTAATGAAAAATACCAGCATGGTGCGTTGAGGTATATAATAGATGAAAACAAACCCGCTTTCGGGAAAATAGTTGAGCATGTTGTGTCTGACGCAAAAAAGGAAGTTGCGAGGGCTGAAAAATGGTTCCCCGAAGAAACACGTGCCGACCACATAAAAATAATGAAAGATAAAATGAAACAACACGAAATCATCCTTAAAAAGTTATACGAGGAATATAAGACAAACCCAAATAAAAATCTTTATGATTTCATTGAAACGCTTGAGCAAGTGCGAAAAGACATATCTTCTGACATATCAGGAAGAAGCGCAAAGTCTGTTGAACAGATATACAAGCCTTTTAACAGCATGAGCGGAAAGGCGGTTGCTGATATAATATCAATGGCAGAAGAAGGCGTTATTCCAAAGAAAACTTCGGCTAAAAAAATAATAACGCAAGCAGACAAGACGAGGCTTAAACAGCTGGGATACACAGAGGATATGATAAAAAAGCTTCGTCCAGAGGAAGCAGAAGTTATTCTTGAAGGGAGCATAGTCCCAGGAGGATTTACCGAAGCGGTAAAAGAATACGCAAAGAAAAGAGTTGAAAGCAGAGAGGGGGTTGCTGGACCTGGCCTTGGTTTAAGGGATATGTTCAGGGAATATTTTGATGAGCTTGAAAACTTCTGGGCGTTAAGAATTAACGACCTTAAAGTGCTTCCTAAAAAAACGCAAAAGCTTCTCAAAAGAGCGGTTGCGGATGAGGTAAGAAAGGCTGCGACGGGCAAGATAACAGAACAGGAAATGCTGGAAAAAATACCAAAAATGATAGATAAGTTTCTTAAAAACGAACTTAATATATGGGGCCTTGATAAAGATACCTGGAATAAATATGCTGAAATGATAGAGCGCGGAGAAATAACATCAAAAGAACTTTCAAGGGTCATGGAAGTCCTTGCGTCGCACAAACTGCTTGCACAGCCTATGATTAAAATGGCGGGTGGAGCAGAAATGCCTGCTGTATTCAGAGCAATAAGCGCAATTAAAAAGTATGTTATTGACGGCGAAGAAGGCTGGGTTAACATGGCACCCCGTTTAAGAAACGCAAAAATGAAAGAAACGCTCAAAGACATAAGGGAAACATTTACCGACGACCTTAAAGCGGAGTTTGATAAAATGGTTGAAAAGCTCGACAGTGAGCTTCGTAAAGAACAAGAGGGATACACCAAAAGGTTTTTTGAAATGGAAAAACAGAAGTTTGAAGTTATGTGGGGCAAGTCGGCACAGGAAATGAAAAAAATAGACTTAAAAGACAAGAAACAATATATGGGTTTTGTCAGGCAAATACATGAGCTTCAGAAGACAAGCGAAAACCCTCTTGAAGCAACATTAAGGGATTATCTTAAAGACGGTCTTGACGGAGTTATGAACTCCTCTGAAACAGTAATTAAAAAATGGATAAAAACACAAGCGGAAGTTCTTGACGCACTCGGACTTGGCGTTATAAACAAACTCAAAAATGCTTCTGAATATCATTTTCGTGAGAAAAAAGAAGCGCACCTTTCACAGATACAAAAACTTGAAAAGCAAATAAAAAAATGGCGTAAACGGGGACACCCGACGCTCGGTAAACTGGACGTAAGCGCTTCAAAGATATGGGACTGGCTTGACGTTAAAAAAGAAGGCGGACAGGCTATTGAGCTTAATCCCATAGAACAGCGCATTGCAAATCAGTTAAGGGCAGTAACAGATTATTACGCACAGTTTAAAGACATGTATCCTGGATTTGACGCAGTAAGGGATTATATACGTCATGACGTTCTTGAAGTTTACCATAATACAAATATGCTTTTAAAGAACAATCTTATTGCTGGCTGGTGGGAAGGGTTCAGAAAAGCTGAAGCCGCTTTTGAGGAAGCTGTTGCTTCAAAAAAATCTGGCAAAACACTTGAAAAAGTAAAAGAAAGATATTCTTTTTATACGGAAACAGCCGAAGGGTTTAAAAATGAAATAAAAGACGCCCTTAACAAGGGATATGAAAAAGGCGAGATACAAGAACTTACATATAAAAATGCTGTGCGTGAACTTGAGGCAAGCGAAGGGAGAATAGAAAATACTTCAGAAAATCTGATACGTGCGTTGCAATCAACGAAAGAAGCACCTTATTGGGTTCGCAACAGAATAGCGGCGGGGCTTGATTTTAAAGCAGACATGACAAATAAATACGCAAAAACAATACTTGAAGAAGCAGGGTTTGACCTTAAGCCTTATAGAACACTTGAACCAATGGCGGTAATGTATCAGATACTCCGTGAAATGCAGGGATATAAGGGTGGTAAAGCGGAAGCAAAGATACCCAGCTTTTGGGACAAGCAGACTCTTGTTGAATGGGTGAGGGAACTTAATTTTATACGCCCAGAAAAATCAACTGAAATGTTAAACAAGCTCATTCAGTATGACAGGTTTCAAAAATCTTTTGAGATTGTCGCACTTGGAGAAATGAAAGTTCTTGACCCGTCCATTATAAAAAGAACTCCTAACCAGCTTGGGTATAAGTCTGGAGATATTATTGGACAAATGAAGAATTACCTTAACATGACACACAGGGGAATTGTCTGGTCTCCTATTGCAAAGATATTCAACACAATAGAACCAGAAATAGCAAGGTCTAATAAAAAAATAGGAACTTACCTTGAAAACCTTATAATTGATGTAATGGGGAGAGAAACAAAGTTTGACGAATACATAAGGGGAATGATAACACAAGGAAGCATACCTATTGCGAGCGAGCTTTTTGTGCGATACCACGCAAGAAAGAAGGGTATTAAAAACCCAGAGGTATATAAATCAGGCGAAACGTTGTTTGTTAAGGGGGATGTGTTTGACCCTGTAACACAAAGATTTGTTCGGGATGTTGAAGGCATTCCTGCGACGGAGATAATCCCCAGGAAAATAGGAAGCAAAATTATCGGGGGCCTTAAAATAGCAAACTATTGGGCAACACTTGGCATGTCTCCAAGGGCTGGTCTTGTGAATTTAACGCAGCCGTTGCTTGCCCTGGCAAAAGAACAGGATACAGTCGCAGGGATAATACCAACATACAAATCTATTGTTCAGACAGGACGGGCATACGCCAATGCAATAAGCATGCTTATGTCTTACAAGGGGAAGCAAAGGTTAAGGCGGGCAGGCGTTCTTGAAGAAGTAAACCGTATGGCTTTTGAAGGCTTATTGACGGAAACAGAAACCACAGGTGCTTTTGGCAAGTTTAATGACACGATGATGAAAATAATGACTGCGACGGAACATTTTAACAGAACTGCCCTGTATGAATATTTCAGATTAAGGCAGGGAGACTCTCTTAAGGCAGCAGGCATGCACTCAAAAATGATAGATACGCTTGCAAAAGACTGGTCAGATACATATAACTTTAGATTTGACGCTCTTTCACAGCCTCAAGGCATAAGGTCAGAGTTCGGTAAAATTGTATTTCATCTTGGAACTTTTGCTTATCATCAGGCAAGGGTCCTTACGAAAGAGTTTGGAGCATTGAGCAAACAGCTTCCTGCTTATAGTCGGTCAACCAAAACAGCTTTTGGAAAGCTCGGAAAAGGCGACACAAAAGGATTTATGGAAAGCTTTGACCAGATGAATAACACTGAAAGAATAGGGCTTATACGCTGGGCTATGGCGACATATATGCTCACGCAAGCTATGAACGCAACATTAGGGTTCCAGTTCAACAGTGTATTAGCAAACAGGTCTGTTGATTTTTATATCGGTGACGGAACGCTTCCAGAAATGATTAAAAATATTCACGGCATTATGGTAATGGATAATCCAAAAGACCGATTTAAGGACGTTGTGAGAAGCCTTACTCCTGGAGCGGTTCAGTTTAAACGGCTTATGAACTGGAGGGACAGCGGAGACTGGAGATATTTTCTTGCTAATTCCGCCGAAATACGTGGAGGCAAAGACGCTTTTTTTGGAAAATAACAGGAGGTTGAAATGACACTTGAGAATGGAGACATAAGGCACATTGAAAAAATTTCAAAAGAAGCGGTTGAAAACTGTGTCGCGCAAGGTCTTGTCATAGACAGAATAAAAAACATCAATAATGACATAGCGGAATTAAGGACGACTGATGAAAAAATGTTCTCAAAAATAGACGAAACAAATAAAAACGTCAATGATAAGTTTTTTCAGCTGCTCATAATGGGTATCGTTCAGGTCCTCGGCGTCTTGTCTGCTCTTGGAGTCGGGGTGGTTTTATACGTATTGCAAAAAGGAGGATAGTATGTTTTTTAATGTGGATAAGCTTTTAAGCGATGATAAGTATATTGAGTTTGACCCAGCTTTTAACACGCAGGGTTGGCTTACCATAAAACAAAAACCTCTTAAAGATATAAAAATAAAAAAGACACCTGTGGGCGAAATAATAAACGATATATGTAAAGCTAAAAACTTTTCACAACGCATTGTTCTTTTGGCCCTTGAACGAGAACAAACGCTTGTGTCAAAAGACCCGTCGCAAGTTACAGAAAAAATATTAAACAAGGCAATGGGTAACGGCTGGACTGACGGCGGAACGCTTGACGGATATGCTGGATTTGAGACGCAGATAAAAGGCGGAATACTTACTTATCAGGCGCATTTTAACAAAGCAATACTGGATGAGCCTTTAAAGGTTGACCATGAGAAAGTCTGGCTTGCAAACAAAAAGAAACATATATGGGTTCCTCGGAACGTTGTCATTCCGAGAAACCGCATAACGTATTCTCTTTACAAATATACCCCCCACATAGGCGACAAGCGCTCACCGTTTTACAAAAGTACTGGCGGTGCTTATGGCTGTTACGCAACCTATCTTATTGCTCTGAAATGGTTTAATTGGTCGTAACATGTTCACCTGATTTTAACCACAGTTCCAGGAAATGAACAAGCTGCGACGCTCCCTTAACGCAAAAGTATCTTTTTTTATTTCCACGGAGTTCAACCGTAAAAATGTCGTCAAGGTGTGAGAAGCCACTTATAGCCTCTCTTTTTATTTCTCGGCTGTATCCTCCTATGTGGTCAGCTATCGCCAAATTACGCCCGTATTTAAACGAGTAAATAAGGGTCCTGTGAGGGTTTATTTCAATAAGCATGGTAAATCACCCCTTATTAAGGTCTCCCTCAACTTCTTCGAGTAACGCTATGTCTTCTTTCCTTTCTGCCAGCTGTTTTGCGACGGCCTCTTTAGCAGTATCGTTAAGCGGGGCGCTGCCCTGCAATTCGAGAAACGACCTTTCCCGTGCGACCATTTTAATCAAAATGCGTGTAACGACCAGTAATGCTTTTTCCATTTTTATTCCTCCTTTTATTAGGTAAATCTTATTCCATTGCTCCACTTCTTCCAGTCCCCGTGTTCCATTGGAACACGTCCCTCGACCTGTTCATTGCCAGAATTTTCCTGGTAATAAATGAAACCTGTTTTTCCTGCGACGGATGTAACCTCCTTTCTTTTGTAAAAGAAAGGTGTCCCTTCCAGTCTATCAATTTCTTCAAGTGTTTGTGTGTTAATTTCATAAACCTCAACAACAACGCTCCAGTCCTTTTTTGGCATAATAACTGGTAAGCCATAAATGGAATAAAGCGCAAAGTCTTTTACCTTGTCTTTGCCGAGATACTTTGAATTGCTTAAAAAACTTTTGTTGTTGCTTCCACCTTGTCTTAATGTTCCGTAAACAAACAATATCATTCGTATTCTCCTCCCTTTTCATTGTCAAAGTTCTTTTCATAGTTCCATTCTTCCGCTTTCTTTTTTTCATCAGGAAACGCAAGCATTCCCAGCAGGTGGCTGTCTTTTGGAATAAAGTATCTCCATTCCTTGTATGGCTCGATGTAATAAAAGAACACGCACGCAACTTTGTTGGTAACATCTTTTATGTAAATACCGAGAGCCGTAAGTTCTGACAGGGGCTTTATTTTCACAAGAGTGAATGTTTCCTTGTGGTAATTTTTTTCTCTGTCTTGGTTGCCATATAGCGTTGCCACTTTTTGAGCTATTGCCTGTAATGCCCTTGCTGTTTCTGCCTTCATTTTTACACCTCCTTTCGTTAATATTGAGCTCTTTGTCTTTCGGCAAGAACCCCAATGGCAGATTTAAACTCTCTTGCCCGCAAAGAATGAAACGTCGCCTTTTCGTATTCTCCTTTAAGGTGTGCCTCGTGGAGTTCTCTTTTGTGATGAATAAGCCTTTCTTTGAGCGTTGCTATTACATCGTCATAACAAATCCTTACGATTTTCTTAATACCCTTTTTATTTTTTAATTTTCCCATTGGTTTAAAGTTTTTCATTTTTAAACCACCTTCTGTTTTTACTGCCGTGCTTTTTTATTTCAATTATGTTTGCGTCCCACGACCCGAACAGTTCATCGCTGATGTCTTCTGCCTGAATAATGGCATAGGCATATATCTTTTTATTTTTTCTTAACAGCTCAATGCGTGCGTCAACTGTTTTTTTCATTGCCCTTGACCTCCCTGTGGCTTTCCCAGTCAAAGTGAATGAACGTCGCACGCTCCTTAAGCCTGTCAAGGGTCGCTTTTTCAATAAAATTAACAAGCTCACCCATAGACATATTCGTTGTCAATATGGTCTGCTTTTTGTTCTCATATCTGTTGTCAAGTATTTCAAACAATATTGACGACTCGAACCCAGAGTTATAACCACGTCCTATTTCTTCAAGGACGAGTATGTCAAACGATGAATAATAGTTTACAACTTTTGTTTCTTGGGAAAAGTCGGCCCTTACCTGTGCACAAATGTTTCGGAACTTAACGATTTCCTGGCTTCTTTCGCCCTTTTCCCAGGCGCTTCGCACAATAGCCGTCGCAAGATGCGTTTTTCCTGTTCCGACGTTGCCAAAAAAAACATACCAGTCCTTTAAGTTCTTTTTAATTCTGTCAAGTATGTCTTTTTGTTTGTTTGACCGTGCTTTAAAGCTGTCAAGAGTCATGTCTTTTCTGTATGGCGTTGTTTCAAAATCCTCAATGATTTTTATGGGTTCCATTGCACACCTCACATCGTGTCAAGTTTAACGTTTGTGTATTTTGGCTTTATGTCTTTTTTGTTTTTTTGCAGTTTATTCCACTCCCTGTCAAGCTGGTTGTAATGTTTTCTTAAGCCCTTGGGTGATAACACTTTGTCATACCAAAAATCCATTTTGGGGAGGTTGACGATTATTTCCTGTATGTGCGAAAACGGAACATTCTTAAGCATTTGCTGAAACTCTTTTTGCCAGTCGCTCCGCCTATGCCTCATTTTTAAATACTTACCTTGTGTTTCATAAAAAAGATTATACAGTTCTATCGCTGCAGGAGATATGTTGACAATTTTTTTGGTTACACGAACGTTGTTTTTAATGTCAAGGAACCGTGGGGCAATAACAACAGCGTCATTTTTTTCGTCAACTTCAAGGTTAATGAAACCTGCTTTTTCAAACATTATCAAGTGTTCCACGGAAAACATATTTTCTGTTACTGATGAAAGTTTTGCCTTGTATGGTCTTTTAAGCTGTAACGCCCGCAACGTTTCGCTTAACTTTGACAGGTCTTTAAGCACGTTGTTATCAAGCGGGCGCAGTTCAGCCAGCTTCATCCAGTTCCCGATATCACCGAGTATTTCATACCATTTGAGATAGCCACCTATGGTTTCAGCCGTATAGTTCATTTTTAATCCTCCTCAACAATAACAAGAACGTCTCTTTCATCAACAATAATAAGCTCGAAATCTTCGGTCCCTTTCATGCCAATGCGCTGGCCGACGTATCTGGGGACCAGTATTGTCATCCCAATTTTCAAGTCCTCTTTAATACCGTCACCTATCCCTTCAATTTTTGCTTGCACGAGAGCTTTTTTTTCATCCTGACTCAAAAGAATAATCCCGCTTTTTTTGTCAACTTCCTGGTCTTTGTTGAAGTCAAGATACTTTACGATTAACCTGTCTCCTCTTGCTTTGAATTTCATTTTATTCCTCCTGTTATTAAAATTTCATCTATGGCTGAACGATGAAGGGCTTCAATTACCGAGTCTTCCCCATATACTTCCGTTATTGCCGATATTATTTCCTCTGTTGAGCCACCGACCACAAGGGAATACTTTTTAGCCATTGCGTCATTGTCTCTTGGTTGCGTTATTTCAACCCTGTAAACGTATTGTTTTGGTTTTTCGAGGTCAATTACTAATGGTTTTTTTGTCATTTCTTTTTACCTCCGTTTTCATTGCTTTGTCAATGTCAGACTGCTTTACCCTTACCCACTTCCGTGAAGTCTTGAGCCGCTGAACAGGAACGCCGTGTGTTTCAAGAAACTTTCCAACATACGCAGGGTGTATTCCCATTTGCTTTGCGACTTCTTTGAATTTCAAAAGCTTGTCTTCTTTTTCCATTATTTGTTCCTCCTTTCGTGTGTTATCCATAGCCAATAAACGTCTTTTGCCCAACGCTCGTTCTTGGGACAATAACGCTTATGTAAATATTCAACGAATTTCTTTTTATATTCATTGACATACTCAAGAAGCATTTCTGCGCTGTCGTATTTATGTCCATTATCAAGCGCAAAGGCTTTCATTTCTTGTTTTACTATCCTTATAGCCATAAGCAACTGCCATTTATCAATGGGAGTGTGCTTTTGAATGTCGAGCGCTATTCTTTGAACACCCCACCAGTTTGTTCCCATTCCCTTTTCATATTCTCCCATAGCATAAAGAAGCTTATACGGGACAAAAGCCTTACTGCATTCTTTTTTTATACAGCCTATTTCTTCTTCGATATCGTTAAGGGTTACATAGTCCTTGTTTACTATTGCGTAATCCCTCAACGCATACTTGTATTTCTTTGCTTCAAGCTGCAGGTTTGATATTTCACTTAAAGCCCACACAAGAACAATGAGCATTGTTAAAAAAATACAGCCGAGAATGAACATTATTCTTTTGCTGTGAACGTCATGGCTCATAGCAACACCATTTTATCAATGGAATTGCGTGCCTTTTGAATAACCTCAAGAACGGCTTTTTTAATGTCTTCGTCTGCGGGCTTGAAGTTTTCAAGGTCTGGTTGCTTGTTCATAATTTTTGCTTCCGCTCTTAATTTGTCTGCGCCTATAAGCTCCGCTATTTTAAAAAGCGGTTCCCCGTTCCAGAAACAGACAAACGAAACAACACCGCTGTCAATGAGAGACAGGCATTCAACTTTCAGATTTTCTTCCTGCCCTTTTATAAAGGCAAGGTTTTCTTTTCCCTCCTCTGTTGTCTGTGCGTCCCTTAAAACCCTGTTGCTGATAAGCATTACACACCTCCTTTGTTTTCTTTGCGTCTTTGTCTTCTTGCCTTAAAGAACCACCGTCGCATTATTTTAAACCGCCAGTATTTTTTCCAGAAAGCACAACGCCCTCTGTGAAACTCCTGGTGGTGCTCCAAACACAAGTCCATTAAGTTGTCTTCGTGGTCTGACCCGCCAGCCCCTCTCGTTGTAACATGATGAGGATAAGGACAAGCGGGAGCGCCGCAAATAACACACCTGTGTATCATTTTTTACGAGCAAACAGCTTTGGTCTTGTGTGCACTTCCGTAACGGGTATTTCTTCTGTGCCTTCTGGAAGCTCGCCGTTCTTTTTCGGAAAAGAAAATCCAGCCTTTTTTAACTCTCCGATGTTGAAGTCAAAGCACGCAAGATATTCGTCTGCTGTTATATCGCCGTTTTTGAATTTTGCAAGCAGTTTAGCCACAAGCACGTCTTTATTTATCTGCCTGACGCTTTCGTAAGCAATGGAATATTTATAGTCTTTCATTTCTATTTTGTCTGTTCCAAGCATGTTGAAATGCTCAAACAGTTCAGGTTTTTTTGTGCTCATTTTGCTCTGCCAGTGGTCGCGGAGGTCCCTGCAATATCCGTATTCCTCGGATATTATTGCAGGATTACATTTTGTAAACATCGGGCAGCTGTGAACGTTGCAATAAAACTGGTTTGCCGTGCACGGAAAATTACTTTCTTTTTTTATCTTTTCGATAATGGATTTTATTTCCGCTTCAACACCCCAATCTTTCCAGTCAACGAGCCTGTAATATCCATATTTCCAGTTCCAGTGACCGACCTTAAGCTTTAAGTCTGCGACGCTGGGATAAATAGCCTTTTTGACTGCGTAAGCATATACGCTTAACTGAAAATCCTCGGCAAGTTCCTCATCCGTAAGCGTTGTGAACGAAGTCTTATAATCAAGAACAACAACACTTCCGTCTTGCGTCGTATATACACAGTCAATAATAGCCTTCATTTTTACGTCAGCTATGTCAAAAACAATAGTTTTTTCGGGCATAACTTCTATTTTGTCGGATAAGTTTTCTGCCACCTTAACAAACTGACGGACTTCTTTTTCATAATCAATTTCAGGGTCGTTTAGTGCCTCAACGAAACTTGCAATGTCTGAAAAGTCAGGCAACTGGTAATCCCCTGGCCTCTCTGTCGGAAAAAATCTTTTGGTCATATCCGCAAGGTGCTTATGAACAGACCTGCCATAACCCCACAGTTTGCTTTGAGGCAAAGGCATTTTGTCAAGATACGTATATGCAAACAACGCAGGGCACAGCTTAAATCTGTTAAGCCTTGTTACTGAAAATTCCTCTGAAAGAAGCCTTTTTATTTTTTCTTCGAGCGTTAATTTTGCTGGACACATTTTAATCGTTCCTTTCTGAAAGCATACCTTTTAGCAGGCTTTCTGGTTTTTCGATAAGGGTTTCAAAAATTTCCCTTAATTTCTTTTGCGACGCCTTTTTGAGGTCTGTTGTCGGGAACATAATCTCGGAACACTGCCATATTTCAGCAACGCTCATGTCATATTTCAGTTGTTCTCGCAGATAGTTGATTATGTCCTGAAAATTAACAGCCTTGTAATCTTTTGCTTTTATTGGCTGGAACATAGCTTTTTCTTCTTCCTTTTCCTGCAATAAAACCATAATCATGTTTGGCTTTATTTTCTGCCACGGGGTGTCTTCGCCTTGTTCCTTCATGATGTTTTCGCAAAACTCCTTTTCGTATTCGAGGCGTGCCGTGAGCTTTTCCGCATGTTTGCACTTCTTTTTAAACTGAAAGCCCTCACAATTACAGTCCACGCTGTTGCCAATAACAGACAGCGTATAGATTTTTTCCACAACGCCTGATTTTACCTTATCACATTCAATGTTGCCGTTTTTTAACGGGGTAAAGAAATAGCCTGAGTCATTTTCGTCATAGACCCTCTGTGCTTCTTCGGTTATTTCTGTTTCATTTCGTTTTTCTGTTTCTTCAAGTATTTCTTTAAGTTTGTCGAGCGTAAGGTCCCGTGCTTTGGCAACCCCGCTTTTTTCAAGGCTCTCGCGAAGAACCTTGTTTCCATTCTTTGTGTTGACAATTTTAAAATAAACATCCTGTTTCTGTTTCTGCGTATCGTCCGAAGCTGATATTTCGTTTTGAGCCAAGGAAACTTCCTCAATGTTCTTTCCGCCCATTTCTTCGGCGCTTACAAGGCCCGACACAGAGAAAGCCCTTTTAAGAGCCATGCTTTCCGCAACCTTGAGTATCATTGCGGACGGATAACGTTTCCAGCTGTCAGAGTTTGGTCTGTTATACTCCTTGAAAGAGACAGTTATTTTAACTGGAATACGCCTGTCTTTTCTGTAAGCCTTTGCCCATGCACCAATAGGGGTCTGGTTTATATCGTTGTTCGGATATATAACCTCTCCCTCAATGCCGTCAAAGTTCGAGTTGTTGTTTGCTATTTTCAGAAACCCGTCCCGTCCTGCCATCATGGCAACACGTCCATTGACCTTAAAGAACCATATTTCATTAAGAAACGGGTTAAGGCCTGTTGCTTTGCACATTTCAAGAAACATAACAAATTCAGAAGGGGTTGCGCCTTTGCAAACAGTATTCCTTATTACGTCAAGAACCTCCTTGTTTTCAGGTTTAAAAATAGCCCCCGTATCTTCGTGTTTCATTAAAGCAGTATATTTCTTTTCTGTTTCTTCCATTTCATCCACCTCCTTAAAAAAAGATAATACCTTTTAATGCAAGGTATTCTGTAATACAATTAAGCATGCAAAACAATATTACATTTACAGCAAAGCCCTCAATAACCATTTCGATTTTTATGTGCAACTCGCCTCCTATTCTGCTTCCAAGACATAGGTTGTAAGCCACCAGCACAATAAAAATCAAGTTCCTGATTACAACAAGAGCCGTTGTTAACACCATTATTCACCTCCTTTAAAATACGCCGTTTGAACTGTTGGCTTGGTCAATGGTTGAAATTAACCTTCGTTTCGCCCCTAAAAGAGCATTGACTGTTGTGTCATATCTGGACAATCTTGGGTCTCGGACAACTCTGTCAACTTTTGAAGCCATAACATTCTTAAATCTTTCATATACGGCGTGTTTGTTTTTTCTCCACCGCATGAAGTCACGCACGTTGCAAGAATTTGCCACGTCAAAAGAATGGGGAGCTATTTCTGAAATAGCGCTGCAAACTTCATTCATTATGTTCTTTTCAAAAGCGCACATAAGAAAGAGCAACGATAAATTCAGTTTGTCTCCTATCCTCGACGGATTTTCGTCAGAACCAAAGCCTCTTATTTCATAGTGTCCATAAAGGTTGCTGTTCCTTATGTTCACTATCGCATAATGGTTTGTTGTATCTGTATTGCTCCAGCGAATATGCCTGTTTCTTAATCTTCCCCACCCAAAAAACGGGCTTAAAAACAAACACAAGCTCTGCAAATTATGCAATATTGTTTCCCTTAAAGCACTTATGTCTGCCATTTTTATTGACAGGTGCGTATGTATTCCAGCTATCCTTTGCGGGAAGGTGCCGTTAATTTCGTTAAACCTGCGAAATTTAAAACTGTCTTCAAGCATTTCTGGAATTATACCTATTTTTTCCACGCTTTCTGTTCCAGTTGTAAACTCAATTCCGCAAGTGGAGTCGGTCTTTAATGCCGTGTTGCCATAAGAATGAAAATACTGAATGTCAGACGGAATGTTTTCGCCAGAGACACATTTTTCAACTTCAATTCCGAAACGTATGGTGTCAATGTTATCCATGAACACTGAAAAATGTCTGTCTCTTAAATCTGCGTTATTTCTTTCAGCCTGTGTTTTTATTCTGTTTATTGCGATTGTGCTTGTAAGCACCCGCAGTCTTTCCATAAACTCTGTAACATCCGTGGAGCTGTTACGGTTGCTGTTTGCTGTGTTTTGAGCGTTTCCCCTTGTATTTCTTGGGGTGGTTACCATTTCATACATTGCGTCTATGGTATCTAAATTAGCGTCGTTTGCTTGTGGGTTATACCTAAAAGTCCGAAGCACATCAGGTGTAATGCGTTCCCTTCGATAAGGCCCAACCCTTGCGGAAAGATAACGCAAAATAAAATTTCGTGAAGGGGGATTATATGACATCCCCTCGCTCCTTGCGTAATCCTGTATTTCGCGACATGTTTCTTCTGTGGTTTGCGGAACGTCTCTGTCTTCAACGAATGCCCGAAGCCTGTTTCTGTTAAACGGCATTTTTGCCACCTCCTTATTTCATTAAACATTATACAACATTGTCAAATTTTGTCAAGGTTTTTCTTCGTATTTATCCACGCCTTTTTCGCATATCATACAATACTCTTTGTATTCCTTGCTGTTCACATCGTTTATAGCGTCGCAATGAACGCACTTCTCACACCTTTGAATTGCTTCTTCCTCCTCATCAAGGTGCCTGTTTAACTGGTTTTCAAGATATCTGTCAACTGGATGATTTCCAAAACAACCGCCCATTTATTTCACCTCACTTTCCAAAGTTCCACCAAAAGCGTTCTTTCGCTTCCTTAAAAATGTGAGTATAGTCCTTGTGACTATACCAGTCAAGTATATCTTTTATTCTTTCATTGTTTACAATATACATTCCTTCCAGTTCAACCCCTATGGTTTCAAGAACCCTTTTTGTCTTGTAAAATATCTGTATGTCTGCGTTGCTCGGCATAAGACCCCCATAGGTGTGGTTGTGCATAAGAATAACTGCGTCTGCTTGTGTGAGCGACACAAATGCAAGCAACCCTTTAAGGTTGGAATTTGTTCCCTGTGCGTCTCCCCTTGAAAGCAATGTATATCCTATCGGCTTATTTGCCGCCAGCGCTATTGCAACATTGTTTTCAAAAGCACTATTGTTAAGCAGTTGTTTGCAGACCCAATTCTTTGCGTCTTTTTTTGTTTTTATTCCTTCTATCCTGTTGCTTATTTCCAGCTTGATTTCATACACAAACATGTTAATCACCGCCTTTCAGCCATTTTTTTATTATTTTCTTTACAGGCTCGTTGTAATAAAAACACCCGTCCTTTATGCGTCTTGCCATTATTCTTAAAAACCTCATGTTTTCAAGGGTTGCTCCCGAAATACATTTCGCTATTGCGTAAGCATCGCAAAAAGAAAGTTTCTTTTTTTTCGAGTTGAGGTCATCATAAGCGTTTTTTTCTTTTACCGTCGCAAAAACCGTATCGGAGCCATACCCATATTTCTTGTTCGGATAATAATATCCGCTGTCATACAGGTCGTATTCATCGTCCCAACCATATCTATAATCCTTTGTCTTGACAAGAGGTTCCTTTTTTTCAGGTATTTTTATCTCATTTTTTTTATCCTGCTCCTCTTTTTCATCAAGTAAAAGCGTGTCGTAAGTCCATGTATCGGCGTTATTTTCAATGCCCCGCATGGCTCGTTCTATTTCGGAAAGCTCTTTATTGTATTCAAATTCGTTCTTTTTTATAAGGTCTTTTATTAAAACTGGTCCGCTTGCGACGCTTGTGCTCTTAATAAATGTTTCCTTTATCTTAAAATATATACCCATTATTTTTTCTGTCATAACAAGAGAATATAACGGTGCTTCCCTTGAGTCTATTGCGTAAAAAGACTTTTTAAGGCTAAAGTCAAACAGGGAAACATAATAATTTGTCATAAATTTCTTAATGGTATTGCGGGCTATTCCTGCCAGCTCGCAGAACAAACCTTTCTCATACCATATAAGTTTTTCTTTTTTATACAGTAATATTGCAGGGTCATACTGTTTCATTTTTAAATCCCTGAATATGTATCGCATATCTTCATACGTAAGACATTGCGTTTTTCTTAAATCCTTGTCTGCTATCATTTTTATTCCTCCTTCCAGCAGGGAATTTACCATAACTGTCCTTGTCCTTTATATCGTTTTGAAGGATAAACTTTTTTTAAAGGTTTTTCTTTAATTGCCGTGCTAACCCTTGGAACATAACTGTAACAGCGTGTATATCCCATTGAGCCATTAAACAGTCTTCCCAAGCCGACAATATCAACCGTTTCAAGGTCAATGCAGTATATTACATTATCCTTAATTTTTACTTCCTTATATTTTCTTGTGTCAATACTTGCGTCCGCAATGGATTTTTCGGAAAAGAACCACATTCTATTGGCTTTTTTTATAAGATACCTTGAGTAATTTGAAAACAAGTAACATACTTTTCTTTCTTCATTGAAAAGCAATACTGTATAGTTTCCGTGAAAACTGTCAAGCGCCCTATTAACAGCTATTTTTACTTTTACTTTTTCTTCAATGATATAAAATAATATTGCGTAAAAAAGTTCTTCGCTGTCAGTTTTGCCACGTCTTTTTTTGTCAGCCCACTTTTGCATATCTTTCGCACTATAATAGTCATTGAACCTTGTGACTGTTCCGTTGTGAACCATAACCCACCCATGGGAACGAAATGGGTGGGTATTTACCAGTGCGCTAATTCCGTGAGTTTTCCACCTGTTATGTAACACGCCGAATTTGGAGTTATCTGGCAGTTTATCGGCGAACCCGTTAAAGTTTTCAGAAAAGTTTTTATTTGTTTTTGATAGTCCTTTTTCAAGCGTCCATATTCCTGCTCCGTCTGTCCCTCTTTCCTGCGTGTTAATTCCCGCAAGAAGGATTTCACTTTTTTCTATTCCGTATTTTGAAAACCACGCCACTATGCCACACATTGTTATCCCTCCAATTTTATTCTCACGTGATACACTTTGTCATTGAAAAAATAAACGCCTATGTATATGCTTTTCTCCTCCTGTCGTTCGCTCTTTATATCCGCTCTCATTTCAACCGTCAAGCGAAATGGTCCCCAGTCCGACAGGTGCAACCAGCAAGAGCCACTTTTTTTTACGATTTCCTCTTTCATTATTGCCACCTCCTTTTCTATAATTGCGGGGGGCTTGCGCCCCCTGTTTCAGCCCTCGTTGCGTTTGATGAGGGCGTTTATTTTGTCAATTTCTGCCTGTATTGCGACCTTTTCAAGTTCAAGGTCATTCTTGATGTCTTTGTATTTGTCTCTTATTTTTGCGTTAATACGAAAAGACAACTGTCTGTCAGAGGGCAATTTTGTGTATTTGTTTGCTCTGCGTTTTTTTGCGTAATTCTTTTTGGCGTTGTTGTTCCAGTATTTCTTTTTGCACTCGTGACAAATAGTTTTAAGAATGACTTTGCCGTGTTGCCTTGCTATCGGCTGGCACTTTTCACACAATTCAGAAAACTTCAGATACGGGTTGTTTTCAATAGTCTTTTCCATTTTTTTTACCTCCTTTCATTGTATGTTGTCCCTGTTTTTGGGGAACGTAACGGGCAAAAAAGACAAGAACGCAACTGGAAAATAAGGGAACCGTCTCTGTATCTTTTCCATTGCCTGTTCGGGGGTTTCCGCTTTAACAATTATTTTTGCGGTAACGCCCCAATGTTCTGTTTTTATGTTCTTGTTCCTTATTTCATCCAGCGTCAACCATTTAACATTGCCATTCATCAGCTCTTTGCGTTCCATTATTCTTCTCCCGTGTTTTCGTTCTTGTCTTCTGCCTGTTTTTCTTTAATGTAACTTTCATAAACATGCCAGTCAATGGCTAATTGCTCGTTTATGCCTGCAATTATGCCCTCTCTTGCCATTTTAAGGAAGTCCGCATATTCTTTCCCGCTCAACTTCCTGCCTGCCGCATTCTCAACGTCCTCTTTTTCTATGCGAATTTCGTATGGAGTAAAATCCATTATTCATCACCTCCGTCAAAGCATTTTGGAACGCCTCCGTAAGGGTTATCGCCTGACTGTTCTGGTTCATAAGACCCGTCGCAGGCGCCAATGTAATACTGTTTACAGCCTGTGCAATTATAATTAAATTTTGTTCCGCCGTCATACACCTTGCCTTCGTTTCCGTTGCATTCAGCGCAGACACACAACATTTTACGTTCGTCAACGATACTGTCGGGGTCATCTGTCTTTCGTCCGCACTCGGTGCAAGTCCAAAGGTTTTTTACTTCCATTTCAACACCTCCGCTCTTATAAGTTCGTGGGGAGTTTGTCCCCACCTTGCGCTTTTTGCGCCGTTTCTCTTGTTCGGGGCTGAGACTGGCTGTAACATTTTTCTATCCCAGCTTTGCACGTTGCCAGAAAAAAACGATTTATGGCTATTTACTGGCGGATATGAGCTGTTTTTGCTCATTTTTAACGGTTTTTGGCTATTTTCGCCTATTTTTGGCAATGCTTGAGCAAAATTCATCAAGTTTGATAGACTTTGCTCATATAAGCATTTAATAAAAATGGTTTAAATCGCCACCGTCCGTTTTCAGCCATTTTAAATCGTGGGGGTTTTTGGGTTTACCCGCCTGCCCGTTAGCGTTGATAATACTTTACCATACTTGCCGAAGTTTGTCAAGAACTTTTTTCTTAATAGGGGGGGTATCACCTCCTTTTTTTCCTTTATATATGAAAT